CCACCTCGTTTGACATCAGTCGGTCAAGGACGAGGTTCCCTTAGTGCCTATCCGTTGGGCTATAACGCCCTTCAGGACGGCCAACGCCGCAGCGAACCCGGCTCCCGCCATCAGTTTCCACTGGTCGACCCCTAGGTCGAACATTGAGTTGGAGGTCATGGCCCCCAGGGCAGCCTGCAGAAATGTGGCTGCCAGTCTCTCTACAAGATCCTTAGTAAACATATTCTTACCCCTTCATTAGTCCGCTTTTCTTAGAACAACCGTCGCCAATAGGCGATGTCGCTTGAGCGCCTGCGATCTATCGTAGACCCCCAGGGCTCTTGTCTGGACCTGCAACACTTCATAAACCTCAGCAGCCTTGGTAATCGGCCAGTCAATGTCTTGATAGTTCACTCGCCTCTGTGTCAATGCTGCCAGGGTCCTGGCCCGCAGGGTTCCAGCCCCCGGAGCGTTCTCAGGTAGGGGGTGACCATTCAGCCCCCGCACGCTGTCCCCGCAATCTACAACGATTGACACCACTGTGTCACGCAGACCGATGGCATGGTACTTGACCTGCACAAAGTTCAAGGTCGTGGTGGACGCACCGCTCCCCTCAAACACAATCTTGTATTGGAGAGACCGGGACGACGACGACAGCCTCGTACTCTGAGAGGTTCCTGTCTCCGTGTCCAACGTGGACAGGGTCGTATAGTCCGTCCCTTCGTTGGTCGACACATACGGTGTAACGGCACAAATGTCGGGACCGACTGCTGCCCCCATCGGGGTAGTCAGAACAATAATCTCGTCCCAGCCCTTAGCCAGGGCGCTCCCACCGTCGATACGAGACCCAATCAGGGTCCCGTCTTTCAGGAACGCAGTGGTCGACTCCTTCTTGACGCCCGTCCCACCCACCGAATAAACCACACGGCCCTGCCATACGTCCGCCCCGTAGACATCGCCAGCAGTAGCGTCGTCCGACTCAAAGAACTTCACATACCCGCCGGTCTCCAGGTCATAACACCCCAGGCCTGTCTTGTCCCCGGAAGTCATCTTCTTCCACCCCCAGAACACTTGGTTGTCTCTGGCAGTGAACTCACCCACAACATGGTCATCGGTGGTGGCCTTGTCCGCCAGTTCAGTGATAAAGAACGGGGTCAGAGCCCCGGTCTGCGGGTCCGGCACACCCCTGTAGATGTATGCGGTGCCGGTGCTACCGGTACTTTGCCGGTAGGCCCGCACGAAGATGGAGCCCCCAGCGGCGAACACTTCCCGGGGGGACAGACCAGGTGGCATGTCCCAGGCCACGAACGGGTACTGGGTGTTGCCACTACTGTCCAGGCCCAGGGGCCAGGCGTAGACCATGCCCCTGTTGCCCTTGTGGGCGCAGAAGTAGATATGCCCGTTGGCCTCAGCGAAACTCCCCACAGTCCAGCCCTTACCCAATGTCAGGTGGCCACCGGAGCGTTCCTCTGTTCCCGTATCACCGGCCCCGCCAATGGAGTAGGTGGTGAACCGGTTGGGGGTCGTTGAACTGTTGGCGATCACCCCGGCGCAGATCCGGCCCGCTGCGTAAGAGATGGTGTGGGCCACAGCAGCATCCCACTGGGTGGTGATAGCAGAGGTGGTCCCCCTCAGGATCCCTTTAGTACCACAGGCCGCATACCAATACTGACCGTCGGTTGTCAAATCCGTGATCGTTACAGCAGCACCACCGTGTTCATGGTCAATCGCTGTCCCAGCACCGGGTGTTCCCACATCGGTGAAATGGGTGAGTTGGTCAGCGGCGGTCTGCACATACAGGGTTGTCCCGACCACCACCAGCCTGGGTGTAGCGAAGGTGGTATTGAACATCTCCGGGGTCGACGGCAACAACTTGATGGAGCCCGGCTCAGAGAACGGATCCAGGCCCTCGCTAGACAGGAACATCGTAGAGTCGCTGTCCTGACGGTTCAGGAACGTCTGGCCCTGGCCCCCCACCCAGGAGTCCCCCGACCCGAACGAATACCGCTCCACTGCCTGGTCGAACGGGGTGTCCCCCGTAGCCAACCGGTCAGGGATCAGAGGGATGGTGGTCTTCTCGTACCCCTCCCCCTCAGCGGTCTCAGCCAGGATGTACCCGGTGCCGTCAATGGCTATGTCATACACCGTTCCGACAGTGGACAGCGCAGTAATGCTGGCCGGTTCCGTGAAGTCCGTTTCCAGGACAATCTCATCGGCAGCCATTACGTTGTCGGTACCCGGTTGGTGTTCCTGGCCTGAACCAGGATCTTATACTTGAAGTCGTCCAGGAACGCATAGTTCAGGACGTAGGACGATGCAGTACCGGTCACCCAGTCGGTGTCGAACAGTTCAACGCTGGTCTCAAACTCCAACAGCCTGACCCGGTACGCCTGCTGGGCCTCACCCGTACCCCCATGGGCGTAGGTCCAGTTTAGGGTCATTGCCGCTAGCGAGTTCATCACATAAGTGGAAGCAGTCCCCTTGTTGGTCGCCCCAAACAGGACATCACCCGGCGTGAGGGTCGGTTCCCCCAGGTTCAGTGTGTTGATGTCCTCCGTGTCAGGGGCGCTGGTGTAATAATCGGCGTCCCCGGTACCAATAGCCTGCGGGCCACGAACCGTGACCTCAACAGTCAGATCAGTGTTGCCATGCAGATCCAGCGCCCCGCCATAGATGGCTGCCAGATCGGTGGCGTGGGTGGTGCCAGCGCCCGCTACCCACCCGGTGTTGTCGTACTCAACGGAACCAGCGTCGTTGGTGTATCGAACCCGGTAATACTCTTGGGAATCTCCCTGGGCCTGCGTGTATGTCCATGAGACTGTGAGGGGGTTCGATGTCGCCGTGGTTATAGCCGCAACAACGACAGTTGGAGTGTCGTGAAGTGTCCCCCCGGCGATCCCGTCGCCGCCTAACTTTCCGCCGCCAACTGTGTGCGCCATTACGCATAACTCAGGGCCGTCGCCGGGAACACGACCTTGCGGCCACTGTCCCAGGCAGCAGCAGCGCCACCGCCCAGGTTGGAACCGGTCTCCGCTTCTGTCCCACCCCTGGCAATCGTCAAGGTATACGGGCCAGACCCGGTGATAGCGGTCACCTTTACCAGTTCAGGCTGATGCTGGACCGCTTCCGGGTCGATAGCCATGACCATGTAGTCCCCTGCCCCCCAGGACGTATCGTCAGGGATCGCAGAGTTGGTGGCGAAGTTCACATAGACAGTAGTAGCAGCGTCGGTTATACCGGCGTTCAATGTTCCTTCGCAGAAGTTGATGTATTGCCTAGCCATGGTTCACCTCAGACTATTACTTTCGGCATCTTACGGAATGTTCTGTTACGAGGCACATTCTGAACCCGCCGGGCCTCGTCAATCCGACGGTAGAACTCGCCCCACAACTCACGCATAAGCCGCACGTTGAACCCCTGCCTCACAGCAGCGTCCTGGTTCCACTCCTCAATCTGATCCAAGTCTAGGCGGGTGATCTCATGCCCAGTAATCGCATAGGCCGCAGCCCACAACGACGGCAAATCCTCAGTAGCCAACGGCACACTCAAAGTGGAACTCTCCGCCGGAGGCACCACCGACCAGGCGTAGGGCTCCACCGAAACCACAATCAGAGCATCGTCGTTCTCCACCGTGGACGGGACCCTCACAGCCTTGCCAGAAGTGACCAGGCCCGCCGGGAGGTCTTCCTCAAACTGCCACCCCCCAACGTCGATGATCCTGCCGGTAATCCCGATCATGTGCCGGACACTCAACACCCGTTGGGTGGCCGCAGGCATCTCAATGTATTGCTTCCCTGTGGTTCGGTACATGGTGGCGTTCGTTATGTACGGCAGGTAGATGTTCATGGGACCAGACACACAACGCTGCACAAAGCGGGAGATGTCGGCCCGCAGATGCCCTGGTTGAACCAGGACCGGGTCGGTACCCGCATGGGTGCCCACAGCGGTAGTTCCCGCATAACCCCGGGCCACCGTCAAAGTGTCAGTAGCGGTATCCACCGCAGTGACTAGCATCGCCTCCTGGTTGATCTCAATAACGTCTGTTATCGAAATCTTGGAAGCGTCCCCAGTCGTCAACGTCAGCGTGGTGTCGGCAGCGCCGCTAGGCGCACCAGACATGGTGACCTGCAAAGGACGCTCCGAATGCCGGTACAGTCTTGACAGAGTCTCGTCAATCAGCGTGCCCAGAGACACAGAAACATTGGTAGCCACTACCGCCTAGACCTCATTCTTCCCGGGAATCTTCCAGCCCTGTTTGTCCTATAGTGCAAATCTACTCGCAAACTCAAGGGCCCGGCAACGGTACCAATCGCCCCACCCGTGTTCTCTGCCAGGTCCATCAGTTCCTCCACGCTGAGAGTCCTGTCCCCCACCGCCTCCAGGAATGCAGCGACCTCCTCCACCGTAAGGCTGACGGCCGCCAGGGCCTCCGCCCCAGCACCAGTGTCGGTCTGGGAAAGGAAAACCCCGTGGGCGTCCAGGTAGGCCAGTGTCTCAGTAACTGACAATGCACTGTCAAACGAGACCGTGAGGTCCGTGCCAGAACCAGTGTCCGCCTGGGTTTGGCCAATAGTAATCCAGGACCCGGCACCCCGGTACTGCTTCGCTGACCGGTAGGCGACATCATTCCGGTACCCCTGCTGAGTCCCATACCAGTAGTTGAGGGCTTCCGAATCGGTGGCAGCAATCCCGCTGATCTCAGTTTCAGACCCGGACCCGGTATCGGTACCCGCAACACCCACACTCTGGGAATCCGTGATCCCTGTAACCCACTCCAGAACCGGCCCACCGCCATCCAAAGTAACAGAGATGGCGGGATACGTTCCCTCCGCCCCGGAGCCCGTGTCGGACGGTGTGAGGACGACTGAGAGCGTCTGAGCGTCAACACCCGAACCGGTATCACCTATCGGGTCGTCAATGCCCGTCCGGTACTGGGCTTCGACCCGGTACGGGTGGCTGTTCCGGTATGTGAGATCGAATACGCCAGGCCTGTAATGGCCCGGGTTCCGATAGTCAAGGGTAGACCGGTAGGCCATGGGCTAGCCCCCCTGTTCGGCGTGCCACTCCAAATGGCGGTGCTGCCACTCACGCACAGAACGGACATCCTTGCTGATCTCAGATATGTCACGGCCGATGGCGTCAAGTCGAACCTGGTTCGCTGCATGCTGCGCTGTATTTTCACGGCGATACTTGGAAGCGACTACCGCAAAGACGCCGCTTATGAGAGCGGCGGCTACCAGCCCTGCGAAGCCGACCCATTCCATCAGGAGCAACCGCTCGTTTCACCGCACATCGGGCACACCAGACATGAGCCTGCACGTTGCATGGGCGCTGCACAAAAAGGGCACGCTGTACCACCTGTTTGTATAGTGCAGGCGGGGGCGGGGGTTTCTAAGAAGGGTGTGTTGATCACAGTCACAGTTTCGGTCATTCAGTAGTCTCCATCCATATAACAAGGTGTGGGTTGTAAAAAGTCATTCAGTGATCTCCACCCATGAGGTCGTCGCCTCGTCCCACTTTGTGCGGCTGATGTAACTGGTCATTCGTTGGCCTCCAATCGACCGCCAAACCCCCAGAACAGGTTGAAGACATACCGGTCGGTTGTGGCGA